TGAAAGAACAACCTGTTGAAAAGGGTTGGAGCATGAGCAATCTCAGGGGTCCCAAGAACAGCTCCAATCAGTTCGAAAAACGGCGTGCTAATTTCTGGTGTGAAGCTCTGATTGTGGCCTGATATGTCAATGAGTCCTTTTACCCGCTTGTCTAAGAACAATGGGGAAGTAGATCGACCTATTAGTTCTAGCCTCACCCGACGTTGTTCATCACTCAAGGACATTATTGACCCAGGGCAGTACTTTAGGAACAATTTGCAGGCCTCGTTCAGTTGGCTAACTTCTTTCTTGAGGATGAATTGGCCAGTAACAAAGAACCTAGCCTCCACCTTCATTTCCTTTTCTTTCGGATTTCCCTCTGCATAAAATCCCGTGTGTGACTCAATTAGTTCCCTTGTTCTCGGGCCAAAATCATGCCAGTCTACATGATACTCGAACTCATCAAGCTGTTGCTCCCCACCTCTGTCAGACAAGTCCTCCAGCAGATTCCTGAAGTCAACTGACTTATTGTCATTGCGTTCTGTTAAGAAGTGATGGATTTCATCCTCTTTGGATATTCCGGAGAAATTCACTTTCGGCAAGTGCATTCTTTTATCTCTAATAGAATCGGACATGGGTGTGTCGAACTCAAAGTTCTCTATTGCCCAAGGGAAAACCCCATTCCACAAAACTGGGTGCTTATACTTCTGCCAGAATTTAGTGTATCCCAATGTCGAAAATTCCGTCTCTAACATGTCACCCCTACTAGTGTGGTTCCCGTTCTTATCACGCAACGGTGGTAGTGCGCGCTTTTGGTGCTTTTTGCAATACTCTTCGGCAACAGTCATAGAGCTGAATGCAACCAGGCGCTGGATGTAGGTTCTGTCAGTGTCAAATTTCCTGGTGACACGATCTGCTTGCTTGGACAGCCCCTGCTCGACTGACGTGATAGCAAAGAACCCTGCCTTGTGTACTTGGCTCACTCTCATGATGTTCTTCGGGTGCATGCGTGCCAACAATGTAACCCAGTGACACCCAGCCAATGGACGTTGCTTGCACAGAGTTACCAACTTCTTCGGGGTTGACGATAGCGGGTCTGACATCTCTGAGAATGCATGTTGCACAAATCTTGGCCCACAATTGTCGTGTAGGTCCACGAGAGCATGGCAGAATGTTTCAAAGGCTGTCATCAGTTCGAAAGTGCGCTGATAGTCGTATTTGGTCATGACCTGTCTTCTCAACGACGCAAGGAAGCGCCCAACTTCAGGTTCAGCAGATGATTCGATTATTTTCCAATTCAGCGAGATAGAAGCCAATGTATAAATGTGATCTATTATCTCTGTTGCCCCGATGTGAACTACCCCATTGAACAGCACAGCACCTATGCGTTTCCCTCTGATAAAAACAATGAGTTTACCTGCAAGCTCTAGTCTCATCACCCACGGATTGAAGCCATCATACCAGATGTCATTCGCTTTATTCCATCCAGGACGGTTCTTACACAATAATTCATAGTTTTTGGCCCTGATAGTTTCTAGGAACCTCATGTCAACTAGACAATTTGCAGGGATCGTCTTCCTGTCAGGGATGTTCCTCCGAAGGAGCAAGCTCGCAATTGAAGTCTCTTTGTCTACCATCCTGTGGCTTGACTTGCACAGAGCATCTGAGTACTCGTCGCCGCGTCTGTCAGAAAATAGGATGTTCATGAAGGGAGAAGGATCGTAGTGGACATACTTAGGGCCTCTCTCCCGGTGAAACTCATGTACGAACGCGCAGTCTTGTTTGACCGCTTCACGAGCGAGAGACGAGGCGAACCCGGCGTTTAGCGCAATCACAATGTCATCCGGCACCCTTATAATGGGATTGTTGATTTTGGCAATGCCTCTCGGTATTCTTTTGAACTTACTGCCTTTCTTGTTTTCTGTCTTTTTAGTGAATTTTTCGAACACTAATTCTGGCTTGCTAGCTTCCCAATCAATTTTGACCCCTTGCTCTGATGGCTCGATTTCGTTCGCCTGGGGTAGCACGTTTGTGACTTTCCGTAGATTGACTTTGAAGTTCTCTTTGGCAACCTTCAATAATTTAGACTTTCTGTCAGCCTCTTGATCCATTTGCACTTTACTTCTTGCAACCATTTTAACTTGCTGTTAGCTTAGTCTTGGC